ATTTGGTATCAGTCCAACCGATGAGTCTACCTAGTGGTCTTATCTTCTTCTTGGACTTTACCAAGGATCGAGCACGATTAGGCGACGAGCTCGGCGACTCAGTATATGGTGGTGGCGCAGTCGCTAATCAGATTACTGGTGGCGTATCTCTTGTTGGCGATGATATTTCGAAATCATTCTACAACTTGAATAACGGTTACGCATCCCCAACGGGATCCGATGCAGCCGTTACCTTTACGGCGTTTACTTCGGGCACTATCGGCGGCCCCTCGGCAGCTGATAAATTATGCGAGGAGTTGGTTCGTTATGATCCAGATATTGCTTCTGGCACGGCCGTGGCCATTCGTAGCGTGGACACGACAACTGAACTGGCCCAGCTCAATTTGGATGACTTGGTTAGTATCACGATTGCCGGTCTGACCGACGGGGTTCAAGCACGACGCTTGACTTCCTTAAGTGGTGCATCTGACACGACTATTTTGGTAGTAAATGTTGCATCTGGATCTGAAAGTAGTAACTTGCTAGACGGGGCATTTGCCGGCGTTTCTGCCACTACTTACGTTGAAGTAGATAACTTTACCGGTGGCGGCGCCATTGGATCTGTTATAGGAGCCAATGCGTGGGGACTGGAAGACAATGCTAGTATTCCAGAAATCGACATCAAGGTTGACAGTGTTGCAGTGACAGCACAAACCAAGAAGTTGAAAGCGAAGTGGACTCCAGAATTGGGTCAAGATTTGAATGCATATCATAATCTTGATGCTGAAGTGGAACTAACGAGCATTCTTTCTGAGCAAATCGCTCTTGAGATTGACCAAGAAATCTTGGAAGATCTTCTCAAGGGAGCGACTGCTGGTACGCAATACTGGTCACGACGACCTGGAAAGTTTCTCAACAAGTCAACTGGACAACCAATTAGCACATCTGCCAATGAGGCGCTTTTAGGAGCGGATTTCACGGGTACTGTGTCTGAATGGTACGAGACACTGTTGGAGACTATCAATGATGTTTCCGCTCAAATCCATCGCAAAACGTTGCGAGGTGGAGCGAACTTCTTGGTTTGCGGACCTGAAGTTTCCAACCTTCTTGAGTTTACTGCTGGTTTCAAAGCAACCGTAACCCACGATGATGATCGAGGAACAACGGGTGCTGTGAATGTCGGTAGTCTTTCCAAGAAATGGGATGTCTATGTTGATCCATACTTCCCACGAAATGTTGTCCTGGTTGGGCGTAAAGGAAATTCATTCCTCGAAAGTGGATATGTGTATGCTCCTTATGTGCCCCTCCAAACGACACCAACTATCTTCGGTACTGAAGACTTCGTGCCTCGCAAAGGTGTGATGACTCGGTATGCCAAGAAGATGGTGCGACCGGACATGTACGGACTTGTTGTTGTGACTGATCTTCTCGGATAAGATTAGCGAGACAATATAAAAAAGATAAGAGCCTCTTCGGAGGCTCTTTTCTTTTGTCTTCTGACTATTTATAGGTGTAATCCTTTGGAGGAAACAATGTGGCAGTCCCTACTTTATCACCATCTTCAACCGTAAGTGCTATTATCTTGCCGTCAGTCGGCGTCAAAGCGAATGTTACTGGATCGTTGCCCTTCGGGGTATACACTAGTGCTGATTTCATTTCAGGTGCAGTTGACCAAGTGGCATTCACTTATCGGAGACTCGGCGGCGATGTACTCGACATTGAACTTACCGCGAATAATGTCTATGCCGCCTACGAAGAGGCAGTATTAGAATATTCGTATATAGTCAATATTCACCAATCAAAGAATACCCTATCCAATCTGATGGGCCAAGCAACCGGTACCTTCGACAGCGACGGCGAACTACAAGCAGGAGCTCTCCTCAGTCAATTGAGTGGTACGGGAGCAGAGTTAAGATATCCGCGTTTTGATTTAGGATATGCTAACGCACTCGCTTCGGCTGCCTCTGAGAAGGCACAGGTGGGCGGCACTGCGACTTTCTATTCCGCCTCTATCGATATCGTGGATGGTGTACAAGATTACGACCTACAGTCTATCATCTCGTCTAGTGCTGCCGCAGGCGGAGTATCGTATGCCAGTGTAGATGTGGGTAAGAAGGCGAATATCCAAAAGGTGTTCTATAAATCTCCACGTTCTTTCTGGAGGTTCTATGGATATTATGGCGGCATAAACACAATAGGGAATCTCGGCACTTATGGGCAATATTCCGACGACAGCACTTGGCAAGTAGTTCCCGTATGGCAAAACAAACTCCAAGCGATGGCATATGAGGATATGCTCAGTACACGAACCTCTCATTACTCTTATGAGATAAGAAACAACAAAATTAGATTATACCCTATACCAGGTACAGATTGGGTAACAAAGGTTTGGTTTGAATTCACAATAGATACAGATCCTCTTTTTGATGATGCAGGCCTTGATACGGGTGTTACGGGTGTCAACAATATGAACACCCTCCCGTTCGCCAACATTCCATATACCAACATCAACTCAATAGGAAAGCAATGGATCCGAAGATTCGCCCTATCTCTTTGTAAGGAAATGTTGGGACTCATAAGGAACAAGTTTACGACAATACCAATCCCAGGAGAGTCTGTTACACTAAACGGCGACGCACTCTTGTCTCAAGCGAAGGAAGAGCAAACTGCACTGAGAGAGGAATTGAAGACAGTCCTAGCTGAGATGACTTACGATAAGTTGGTTGCCACTGATGCAGAAATGATGGAATCAACCCAGAATTTGCAAGCACACATTCCAATGACAATTTACACAGGATAGAGGGTATAGGCAGTGGCAGAAGATATTACTTGGACACAACCAACCAATCCTCCTCCTCCTATGTTTCTGGGGGCGGCGGAAAGGAATTTAGTCAAGCAAGTCAATGACGAACTCATAGAGCGAGTTATTGGACAGGGGATTATTTATTACCCTGTGAGCATGAAGCACACGAACTATCATCCGCTCTATGGCGAGGCGATCCACAAAAACTTCCTATCCCCGATAAAAGTAAATGCTTTAATCTCCTGGGAAGGGGACACGACAAACACTACGAATCTTGGTATTGATAGAAGATCGAGCATTACTATCAACTTCCACAAGAGAAGACTAACGGAAGATCAGGATTTGCAGGTTCAGGAAGGGGATTTCGTCTTATATGGTAACTTGTTCTATGAGATAGTAACACTATCCCAACCCCGAGAACTCTTTGGCCAAGTTGATCACAAGATGGAAATCGCAGCCAAATGTATTCGTGCCCGAGATGGTGTGTTCGAAGAATCAACACTTCCGAAAGTCTCGATAGACAAATTCAAGTTGGCACAAGAGAGGATTGTCAACATCGAGGTTCTTACGATACCCGATGACTGTAAGATATGTGTGCCAACTCTATCTGCGGCAGAAGTCGATTCTCTGAACTACAGGACTCTGGAAGAGTTTGTGGCAGAACCATGCAAATACAATGGATATCAGTTCTACCTTTCAGATGCCGGACCCTCCCCAGTCGGTCCATTTATTATTTCTAATAAATGGTATTTTAATGAAGACTGCACCTGGTATCCAAGTCCATTTTATAAGATTTAGGGAGTGAAGTGATATGTCTGATAACAACGAAAAAGTTACGATACTAGAACCATCAAACTTAGAAACAATTGATACAGCAGTATTCGATTGGGTCAATGAAGAAATAAATGTTTTTTCCAACACTAATCGTGGATGGATGAAAATACCAGTGATCTGGGTGAGCGCAGAAAGAGCACACCAATCTAAGTCGAATAAGAGTCTTCGTGATAAAGAGGGCGCCCTTATTTTTCCCATAATAACTGTGGAGAGAACGAGTGTCGAGAAGGATCTATCTTTTAAGGGATCCCTTCAGGCGAATGTGTTTCCAATTGACGATTATCGAGGAGGATCTATTCCGCTAGTCAGTGTGATCAACCAAGATAAGACAAAGAATTTTCAAAATGCGGATGCGAAAAGAGAGTATGGTCAACTGAACTTTAAGGTGCACCCGAAAGATAATAAAATTGTATACACTCACAAAACCATCCCCATCCCCGTATACGTGACTTCTATGTATAAAATTGTTTTGAGAGGCGAATATCAACAACAGATCAACGAAATGAGTCAACCGTTCATGGTAGCTACTGGTGGCATTAATAGTTTTATTTTGCGCCAGAATGGACACAGATACGAAGGTTTTCTTCAGGCGTCATACGCGCAAGAGAATAATATTGCCGACCTGGCCGAGGAAGAGAGGATATATCAAACATCGATTGAGGTGAAAGTATTGGGTACTTTGATCGGCTCAGGCAACAACCAAGAGAAGCCTCATGTTGTTGAGAGGGAGAGCGCCGTTGAGTTTAAATTTAATAGAGAGCGGACAATAATGCAGGATGATCCGACACACCCGGATAACTGGGGCAAGTATAGAGAATAAAAAGAGCATTTTGAAATTCTAAAAACTATTTACATCAGTAAAAGAATCGCTTGAAAAACGCGATGCACACTTTGTCATAAGAGGAGAATAGAAAACTATGTCGGTAAAGAAATTCAAATTTGTATCACCTGGGGTTTTCGTTGACGAGATCGATAATTCACAACTACCAGAATTACCCAGCGATGTGGGCCCAGTAATAATTGGCAGAACTGCAAAAGGTCCATCAATGGTACCTGTGCAAATTAACTCATTTTCTGACTATGTTGAGACTTTCGGAAATCCTGTATATGGCGGAGGAGTTATAGACGGATGGAGAGAGGGCCCAGATATGGCAGCTCCGACATATGGTGCATACGCTGCACAGGCATATCTAAGAAATAGGTCGCCTATAACTGTTGTTAGGTTGGCGGGGATCGAAGATGCTAATGCGACGGACGGCAATCTAGCATCGGCAGGCTGGCAAACAAACTCATCGGCTATGGACGCAACTGATACAAACGGTGGCGCATTTGGATTGTTTTTGGCCCAATCAGGATCTGATCCAGCACAACATACGGGTTCTCTGGCAGCAATCTTTTATTGCTCCGAGGGCGTCGTAGAACTTTCGGGTACCCTAGCAGATGGCGAAACCCTGGCCACCGGCACTGCCGGTTTGTTCCAGTCTGATGGCACACCAAATCAATTCACAGCACAGGTTAGAAGTTCGACAGGATTAACAGATAAGATTGTGTTTAATTTTAATGAAGGTAGCAAGCTTTACATTAGAAATGTTTTTAATACCAATCCGACTTTGGTGAATACCTTCGCCGGAACTAACGAAAAGACTTACTTCCTAGGCGAGACTTTCGATAAAAACATTTCTGATACTATTAATTCCGACTCTTCGTCATATGGAGTTATCTTGGGACTAAAAGATACAGTTGAAGGCGTGGACATATTTCAAAATCAGCAAGAAATGGTACTCACGGATGCATCTACGGGATGGTTTTTCTCTCAAGATTTGGGAGATCAATCGAACTATACCGCCACAGATATGCAAAAACTCTTCTTACTTAAAACGCTCTCTGGCGGAGAGTGGTCGCAATCGAATCTCAAAATTTCTATATCTAATCTGAAGGCGTCTCCAAACTCGGATCAACCATTCGGTACTTTCACCGTACAAGTCAGAAAGATAAATGATGCTGACGCACGTATTTCTCCGGTAGAGACTTTCAGCAACGTAAACTTGAACCCTAATTCGCCAGATTTCATTTCGCGAAGGATCGGTGACTCTTACAGGGTCTGGGACGATACACAAAAACGATATCAGACTTACGGAGATTATGTTAACCAATCACGATATATAAGAGTGGTTCTTGATTCTACGGTTGCTGCTGGTAATGCGGATCCTAAGTTCTTGCCATATGGCGTCTACGGACCAACCCGCTGGGCATCATTCGCAGCAGGCAGCAGTTCCGTCGCTCCAGATACATATGTTACGAATGTAATCCCACGAAGTTTGGCCGCCGGATCATTCATTTCCGTCGGATCCGGAGCCGCCGCGACCGCAATGAGTGCCTCGTTCGAATTTCCAACTTTGCCATTGCGAGAGAATAGTAGCGACTTTACACTTATAAACCAAAGGGACAGTTATTTCGGTGTAACGACGAATATTAGCAACACTAGCAGATTGCAGAGAGATATCCCTGATTATGTCAGGAGAAAACCGGGCAATGCAGACAATTATGGGGTAACCGGATCATTGGAGTATTCTTGGGTGTTCAGTCTGGACGATGTTTCTGGATCGAATGCTGATGGCGTACTGGCAACCTGGGTATCTGGTTCGCGGCGATTAAATACCTCAATCACGGCGCAAGCAGCATCAGGTTCTGGCTACGAGGCGGTTTTGAGTGCGGGATTTAATAAATTCACCACAATGCTGCAAGGCGGATTCACAGGATTAAATATTCTCGAAAGAGAACCATTTGCCAACAGAATCCTTCAGGATGGCACCCCTCCAACGAACTATGCGTTTGCATCTATCGAGAGGGCAATCAATACGATAGCAGACCCGGATGTTGTTGATCTAAATATGATCACGATTCCCGGTATCACCAACGAAACATTAACCGGAAAGGTGTTAGAGGTCGCTGAGAATCGAGGGGATGCTTTGGCAATTATCGATCTTAAGGGCGGATATGAACCAGAAACAGAATCAACACAAAGTGCTACTGCCAGGATTGGCAGCGTATCGGAGACGGTATCGAATCTGAATCTGCGGAACATCAACAACAGTTATGGATGTGCTTATTATCCATGGGTTCAAATTAATGACACAGTGACGACAGGGGGATCCCTGTGGGTACCACCTAGTGTGGTTGCTCTTGGGACTCTCGCATCTAGTGAGGCAAAAACTGAATTGTGGTTCGCCCCAGCAGGATTTACTAGAGGCGGGTTAACAGAGGGTAGCGCCGGTTTGCCTGTATCTAATGTTCGTCAAAGATTAACTTCGGATGACAGAGACACACTTTATACGGCGAATATCAATCCAATCGCTCAGTTCCCAGCTGAAGGCATCGTGGTTTTCGGACAGAAAACGCTTCAAGTGACAGATTCTGCTCTTGATAGAATTAATGTAAGAAGGATGTTGATATATGTAAAGAGGGAAATTTCCAGAATTGCGGCCACGCTTCTCTTTGATCAGAATGTTTCGAATACTTGGAACCGCTTTTTGGCCCGCGTGAATCCGTTCTTGACTAGCGTCAGAGTTAGATTGGGCCTCTCCGACTTTAAGGTTATTTTGGACAATACAACGACAACTCCAGAGTTAGTGGATAGAAATATTATGTATGCTAAGATATTCTTGAAACCAGCTCGGGCAATCGAGTTTATTGCTTTAGACTTTGTTGTAACCCGATCCGGAGCATCTTTCGAGGACTAAAAAAGAGAAGTGGAACTATTTATAGTTACAAGTTATAATACTAAGGAGAAAATAAAAAATGGCATTTTGGAGTGAAACTCAGACAGCAGATCCCAAGAGACAACACCGGTGGCTTGTGCAGATTGCAGATCCGCTAAATAATGTAGGAAGGTTTATTACGTGGAGTGCAAAATCTGTCCAAAAACCCAAGATGACAATCGGTGAAGCAGAACATAAATTCATCAACCATACTTTTTATTATCCCGGCGGAGTGACATACGATCCCATCACCCTCACTCTTGTAGATCCCGCGAATCCCCATGCGACAGAAGCGTTATATACACTAATACGGGCATCTGGATATCGCCTACCGGGCGATATCCAGCAGGCCAATATTGGTGCTGACCAGCCTGATGTTTCGACAATTAGCAAAAGGAAGGGAGTCGCTCAGTTGGGATCTGTGATTATCCAGCAATTAAATGGCGATGGGAATGAAGTTGAAAAAATAACACTTCGGAATGCATGGATTAAGAGCGTCGATTTCGGCGGAGATCTCAATTATGAGAACGAAGGTCTTGTTGAGATTAGTCTTGAACTTAGATTTGATTGGTTTGATCTCGAAGTCTTCCAACCGTCATTATCAGAGTAAGACGAAAATAATACTTAAATTCTTCTTTGCGATACCTTATAATGTAAAGAGAAGAGTTTAAAGAGGTTAAAATGACAAAGCGAAATAACGAGGAGCGCCTCGGGTTACCCACGACAGGAGCGAGGGAATCCATAGATGCATCTGCTGCCACACACTCATCGGAAAATGGGTTATCATTTGTGGCGCCAACCCAGATGGTTGATTTGCCATCGGAAGGAAAATATTATGCGGAGGGTCATCCGCTGCACAATAAGAAAGAAATTGAAATCAAAGAGATGACAGCCAAAGAGGAAGATATTCTTGTTTCGAGGTCGCTTATCCGCAAGGGTCTTGTGTTCGATAAGTTGTTACGAAACATTATCATTGATGGAGTAGTTACTCCAGAAAATCTTCTTATTGGCGATAAGAATGCTATCCTTGTCGCTGCCCGCATAAGCGGATATGGGGAAGAATACGATACTTCAGTATCGTGCCCTGGATGTATGCACAACCAGAGAATATCTTTTGATCTTCTTGGCGCAGCATCGAAGACACCTAAGCCAGCAGAAGAGTATTCGGAGGAACTTGGGACATCAGTGGTGTTAACTGCCGATAAGACATTTGCTGTAACGCTACCAAAGTCTCAAGTAGAGGTGGAAATAAGTCTAGCTACTGGCAAAGATGAGAGGAAACTTGTCGCTGTTCAAGAGATGAAAAAGAAGCGGAAAATGATTAAAGGTATCCTCACGGAGCAATTAAAAATCTGCATCGTTTCTGTTGATGGCGATGACAACCCGGATACTATAAACAGGTTTGTTGACAATATGCCAGCAAAAGATTCAAGATTTATCAGAAATGTTTTGAGGGTAGTGACTCCAAACATCGATTTAACGCAAGAGTTCGTTTGCGAAGAGTGTGATCACGAGCAGGATTTAGAGGTGCCGATTAACCCCGAGTTTTTTTGGCCTGACAAATGATTACACAGAGCAGATCTATGAACAGTTTTTTGTTTTAAAATATTATGGGGGGTGGAGTTTCATTGAAGCATATAATCTCCCCATCCAACTAAGAAACTGGTTTGTCGAAAGATTAGCGAAGCAACTGAAAGAAGAATCAGAAGCTATGAAGAAGAAGAATTAAGGCGCCAAATCTAGGTGCCTTTTTTCTTGCTGTGAAACTATTTAATGTGGAGGAATCATTTATGGAAAATAAATCAACCAGAGAGACTGATGGCGAAATAGTACCTACTGTTATCGATTTTACCAAGATGAAGGATGAGGACGGTAATATAAGTGAATCGTGGATTTTAACTTTCGGCGCCGCCTTGCGTTGGTTGATGCCCTCTTTATATAGGGGATCCACTTTGCCGTTAAGCATTCGCGGCACCAAAAACGAATTGACATCTTTTGCGAATGTGCTCTCAAAAGAAAAGAGATATCTTCAATCTTGGAAGAGTAGTGGGCTAGACAGTCCGGTAACTCATAAAAGTAAAGGGAAGTTGAGCACGGCAATTGCAAAATTTCAGAGAAGTACCGGATTAAAGTGGCCGTTCAAGCAGGGATGATAATAAAACCGCTGCGCGCACAACAACGGAGGGCAACAAATGGCGCCGCCAGATGATACGAAGGTAGACCACCAAAAACAGGCCACCTCGATTGAGAAAGAGATGAACGCCGCCATCGAGGAGAGAAACAAACTTCTTAATGTTTCTCTTTCGTTGGGGACAAAACTTCTGGGTAACCAGCAAGACAGATTGGGTTTGCAAGCGGAGAGCGTCGCCGCCGATAAAAAAGAAAGTGCTCAAAAACAGGCCGCCAATGAGCACCTCATCGCGCAGGCCAAAAAAGAACTCGAATTAGGTGTAGCACTTTCTGAAGAGCAAAGGATTAAGATTCAACTTCTAATAGAAGAGAGTTCTATAGAGATCGAAAAACAAAAGAAAATACAAACAGGACTCGAAAAGAAAACCAAATCTTTAGAAACCCAGAACAAGATATATTCCGCCTCTAATTACCTATTTGGTTCTATTGCTATAAAGATGGGTATCTCGAACAGCGAGCTCGGCAACCAAGGGAAAATACTTGTCGCCAACTTTGCGCAGCTAGTCAAGGAAGAGAATCTCCTCAAGGCAATCTACAAAACAACCACTAACATTGTTGGTGCTTTTTTTGATTTGTTTAATCCTCTGAATATCATCTCAAGTTTAGTTGAAAAGATTTGGACGACAAGCAGCGAAATGCTTTTTAGAACTTCCGCGGCCATGGCAAACTTCACTGCGGCCGCCGGAGACGCCGGAGAAGCAGCTGGCGACGTGGCAGCTGCAATGAATCTTGCGACGGGGGTTAATATTGAAGAAGCGGCCGCCGCCGGAGGCGCACTGGCAGCTAACTGGTCCCGCTTTCATGAAATATCTGGACCGGTAAGAACTAGCATAGTAACAATGACGGCAGAGCTTGATAAGCTTGGCATGGGTGCAGGTGACACCTCTACTATGCTAGAGTCGATGACTCGCACGATGGGACTCTCGCTTCCGGAGGCCGCGAAGCAGATGAAAGTTATGGTAGCGATGGCAAATGATATCGGAACAGTGCCGGCAAACATGGGATCAGACTGGGCAGCCGCCGCCAATGATTTATCTTTGTATGGCGGCCGCATGCAAAAAGAATTTGTGGAATTGCAGAAGGTGGCCGCACGGACAGGAATAGAAATGACTGCACTTCAGCAAACTGCGAACTTGTTTGATAATTTTGAAAGTGCTACTAAGACGGCAGCAGACCTTAATATGATGCTTGGTCGCGGACAAATGATAGATGGGATGGAAATGATGACGATGCTGGCAGAGGAAGGTCAAGATGCAGTATTAAAGCATATTAAAGGAACCATCGATGCTTCCGGCCAGACGTTTGCAGATATGCATCCGTTCCAGAGAAAAGCATATGCCAAGATTCTCCAAATGGGTGGCAACGAATTCGCAAAATATATGTCAATGAGCGACGAAGCAAGGGAAGCAGAAGAAAATAAGCAAAAAGCAGAAGAAAGATATCAAAAGAGGTACCAGAGACTACTCCGGAAGACAGTAAATCTGCTAGCTAGATTTGAAATGTGGGTCCAATCCATCTTTGCCGACAAAGAGGTCATGCGGGCAATGAACGAATTTTGGGGAGCACTAATGTCGAAAGAGGTTACTGATACCTTAAAAAAGATGGTAAAAACAATCGCCCCAATAATGACGGGATTTATTAAAGACCTGGCAGCAGCACTACCGAATCTTGCCGCCGCCGCCGGCACCGTCTGGACTGCTTTGACTAAGTTATTTGATTATTTTTTCCCCGCTAGCGGAGACGGCGAGGGTGTGCAGGGCATAAATGCAGTTGGCGATGCTGCCCTACGTTTGGCAGATGGTTTTAAGGAGTTTGTAGATTCCTGGACGACATCCGGCTCTATGTGGTGGAGTGTTACTAAGCACTTTACATGGGAAATAGCGGGTCTGATAGGCGGAATCGCATTAGCTATCGTATTGGCATTAAAAGTGATATCAATAGCAACGTTTCCATTTTTAAGCTCTCTTGGTTGGGGCATTTCCCACTTCCTTACAGCGGTTTCTGTTGGTATAGAAGTTCTTGGCGCCGCCACACTGAGCGTCGCCCCTGGAATTATCACCTTTGCAGGCGTCTTGCTTGCCGTAGCCGGTGCCATTGCCATGGTCGTCGGTGCCGTCGCCATTGGGATTCACTATATGGCAGAGTGGAATAAGGAACAGGCGAAGAATAACGACTCTATGGCAAACTTGAACACATCCACGCTAGCGTTTGCGGAAGGTTTGAGATCATTTGGCGATAGCGACATGCAGCATGTGCAGGGAGTGATGGTTACGCTCGGCGATGCAGTGGAAGGGTTTGCTGAAAACTTAGAAAAACTAGATCCAGTCAAACTTCATACGATGAATGTATTCTTGGCGAATGTCACGTTGTTGTCACGTTACGCCGCCGACGCCATGACCGACTTCGCGAAGGCAATAAACGATGTAGGAACCGCGCTGGAGAAGCTTCCACAAGGAGAGATGACAGCATTTTCTTGGAATCTAACGAAGGTACTAAAAGCAACATCACAAGTCAGCACCGAGAACTCGAAAGGTGCCGTGACAGTTATCAAGGAAGCGGTGAAATATCAAAAAGAAATAAGTAGAAACCCAGAGCAACTAGACGCACTTGTTTCTCTCCTGCGAGCAACTAACGCCGCCCCTGCCGCCGGCAGTGCTGCGGGAAGTGGGCAGACAATAATAAGACTAGAGCTAGGCGGGACTTTGTTGGATAAATATATATGGGATGCCGTCAACGGTGAGTTGACGAAGTATACCAGATAATAGATATCTTCGCTTATATAAAAAAATGATTTCTTTCTATTTATAGTAGAGCACAGGAGGAATTTTATTGTGACAATATATAATGGTGTCCGGATACCAACAGCAGACGAAGAAGCTAGAAACCGACAGTTGTCATATGGTGACGACAGGAGCGACCCTGCACATGCGGACCAAGAGGGGTGGTACAGCGACCCCTCTACACACTTGGCAATATCCAAAGGGTACTTCATTGAGATATATCACCCTATTTCCGAAAACAGCATTTTTTTTAAGGCATTCCTGACTGATTTTAGCGATAATTT